GCTAGTATTCACGAAGGCAGATTCAAATCAGCATGGTCTAATGCGTATGACCCAAAAATATTTCAGATGGACAACATTGCAAATTCAAATTTACCTGAAGACATCAAATCTCAGCGTATACAGGAATTGACAAAAAATATGTCGCCAAGCGCTTACACAAAGTTTGTAAACGATGCTAAAACTATTCATCGTCTTGAGCAAGGAAAATACCAATGACAGATGTAGCTGATGAAGTAGACGTACCTGGTCTCAAGTATTTGAAGCCTGTCGCACCTACTGCGTCAGCTACTCCAGTTACTGAAGCGCCCCCAATCAATTCTGATTTACAAGATCGTGTTTCACGGCTCAATGAGGAATGGAAAACACGCAAAGACCTTAATCCAAAAGGTTTGGATTTGCCCATCACAAGCAGATCACGCACTTTTGACGAACAAAAAAAATTATATGATGAATATGTTGCTAGGGGTAAAAAAGGGTATCTTGTAGCCCCCCCAGGTTCAAGCGAACACGAAACAGGCAATGCGGTAGACCTTTTGCCAAACGTGCCTGATGAATTGTTAAACAAATACGATTTGCATAGACCTTTTGGAGCAAAAGACCCTGTACACGTTGAATTAAAACCTGGTACGGTTACTGCTCAAGCAGACGATATTGAAGTGCCTGGGCTTAAATATTTAACGCCCCCTGGTACTGTCGCAACACAAAAAACAACAAAAACAACCCCGTTGGTTACGTTGCCAACAACGCAAGAATTGAAGAAAACGGCTAATGAAACGATAGCTAATCCTGAATGGTGGGCTAAAGACATTGCGGCTAAAGCAGACGTGGCTTATGGCGGTTTGTTGGGTCTTGGGCAGTTTGTTGCTACACCGTTTGCTAAAGCGGCAGATTTTTTAACTAATTCGACAACTGGTACAGACATACTGAATCGTGTAGCAGATTTTGCTAGTCATCCTGTTGGTAAAGCAATGGGCATTACTAATGACCCAACGTACCAAAAAGAAGTTGCTACCAAAGTATTGGGTACGATTGCTCAGTACGCTGACAAACCAATTTCATACATAGCTGAACAAACAGGATTGCCAAAAGACGAAGTGTCTTGGTACGCACAAGCGGCTGGTATCAAACTTGCCCCAGTTGTTGGAAAAGCTGTTGCTGAAGGGGCTGGGAAAGTAAAAACTGCGGCTATTGAGGGCGCTGAAACTGTTGGCAAAGCTAAAGAACAAGTACAACAGCAATTTCAAACGCTAAAAGAAGCAATGAAACCTGAAGCAAATCCTAATTTGCGGAGCATAGGTGCGGCTGAAGCTGATAAAGTTAATGTACGCAAAGCTAATGCTCAAGATTTGTGGGAGCCAATAGACCTCGAAAGAAGTCAGTTGACCAGAGATTTTGGCGATGTTAATTGGGCACGTGAACACGCTAAAGACCCCGTGGCTGGAAAATTGTTTCGTGATATGTACGCAGATCAAAACGCCAAAGTTGCTACCAATTTTCAGAAAGCCATCAATAATACGGGCGCTGAACTTACGGGTATTGAACGTGCTGAACTTGGCGAAAAAATAGACAAAGTTGTTAAAGATCGCAAAACAGATCGTTATCAAAAAGTTATTGATGCGTATGATGCGGCAGACAACGCTGGTGAAACACTTGAACAAGTTTCATATAAACCTTTGCTTGATTATGTTAACAATAAACGTGCAACAGTAAAAAAACAAAATCCTATTTTAAGCACGATTGAAGAAGAATTGGCTCACAACGACCCCAATGGTTTGGGCACAGTCAATTTGCGTCAAATGGAGGATATTCGTAAGCTAATTGCTGAAGAAACAGAACAAGGTACATCTAACGGTTTTCATGGTAATCAATTACGCAAAACAATAGATCAAGTTACAGCTAACAAGGGTGGTGATCTTTACAAAACAGCCCGTAAGCTCAATACAGACTACATGACTGAGTTTGAAGACACGCCTACAGTTAAAAACATTACAGCGCTTAAAAAAGGCACGGTTGACAGGGTCGTTCCATTAGAACAGTTACCCGAAAAACTTTTGCTTAACGCAACAAAAGATCAAGTACAGCAAGTATTTAACACGTTAGCTAAAGCTGGTCCAGAAGGTCAGCAAATGATAAACGAGCTTAAAGGCGTGTTAGGTGAGCATTTGCGTGATGAGACGTTTAAAGGCGTTAACAGGGATGTACACGGTAATTATGTGCCGTCAGCGCCAAAATTAGATGCGGCAATAAAAAAATTAGACAAAAGCGGTAAATTAGATTTAGTGTTTGGCAAAAAAGATGCTGAGCGTTTTAGAACGCTTAATGAAGTTGTACAGGATATTCGTACAGTACCTGAAGGTTCAGTTAACTATTCGGGTACTGCGGCTAATGTTAAGACCATGTTAGCTGATTTGGCGGGTTCTTACTTGGCTACTGGAATACCTGTGCCGATATTGACTGCGGCTAAATGGACGGCTAATCAAGCTAAAACCATAAGAGACGTTAACAGGGTTAAAGATTTTATTGATTTTGGAAAGACAAAATGATGGAATTTCAGCAAATCGTTGATATTAGTGTTTCAACAATTTTGATGGCGCTTGGCTGGTGGTGTCGTCAAATTTGGGATTCTGTACAACAACTTAAAAAAGACGTTCAAAAAATTGAAGTTGATCTACCTACAAGCTATGTCAGAAAAGTCGACATTGAAACACGATTTGATCGGTTAGAAAGTATCCTTGATAAGATATTTGACAAATTAGATAACAAAGCAGACAAATGAGGCGCTGGAATTGACCCGTTTACTCTCATTGCCGCCGCAAGCACGGCTCTTAAGCTGGTTAAACAGGGCTGTGAGATGTTTCGTGAAGGTCAAGCGTTTGTTAAGGATGTTGTTAAGACGGGTAAAGAAGTTCAAGAAATCGGTAATGAAGTATTGGGGTTTTGGGGTGAATTGAAAGCTATTTTTGGTTTTGAGACAAAAATAAACGAGAAAATTGCAGAAAACACGCAAAAAACGCTTTCAAAACCCGCAAAACGCAAAAAAGAATTTGACCCAAATGCTGTTTATTCTGAAATCGGTAAAAGCATTACGGATTTTTTTAAAGCATACAACGCATTGAAAGATCATATTGCGGATGAGGAAGAAAAGTCCAAAACCACGTATGACCCTGATGAAGATCAAACTGAAAAAGCTGTTCAACGTGTGTTAGCACTAAGTCAAATGGAAACGATGCAAGTAGAACTAAGGGAGTATATGGTGTATCACGTTCCACCAGAACTCAAAGATTTGTACACTCGCATTAACAAAATGATTGGTACGATTCAAAACGAACAAGCATTGGCTAAACAGGCTCAATTTAGAAAACGCAGAGAAATTGAAGCTGAACAAAGAGAATTTGCTGATAGGGTTTGGTTTAGAACGGCATCAACTATTGCGGTGATTTTTGTTTCAATTTACATTATGAGTTTTATGTGGGCACTAAAAATAATGACTGGGGATACGTAATTGTTATTATTTTTTTAGCATTTTTGTTTGTGCTTATATTGCCCGTCATGGGTTTTATGTACATGGACATTCGACAGGAAAGAATAATGATTGCAACTGATTTGAAAAGAATTGAAAAATTAAAAAAAGAGCTGGAAACACAAAAGGAAAAAAAGGAGTGAACATGGATTGGTTAAAAGCAATAGCACCTACCATCGCAACAGCCCTGGGTGGACCATTGGGGGGGTTAGCGTATGAAGCAGTCTCTAAAGTGCTAGGAGTGTCTCAAGACGATGCTAAAAAGATGCTAGACGATGGCAAACTAACTGCTGACCAGATAGCGTCTGTTCAGCAAGCCGAAATTGCGCTGAAAGCCAAAGCCCAAGAGCTGAATTTAGATTTTGAAAAATTAGCGGTAGATGACAGAACATCAGCCAGGACTATGCAAACGGCTACACATAGTTGGATACCCCCGTTTTTGGCATTTGGTATCACAATTGGATTTTTTGGTATTCTTTATGCGCTGATGACGGACAAAGTAACCAAATCAGATGAATTGATGATTATGTTAGGTTCGTTATCAACTGCCTGGACAGGCGTAATAGCGTTTTATTTTGGTAGTTCAGCTGGTAGCCAAGCTAAAGACCAGTTGCTACATCAATCACAACCAACGGAATTAAAATGATAAATTCAAGATCATTAGATGAACTTTTGCCTGAAGTCAAAAAACGTGTTGAAACATTTATACAATTATGTAAAGACAATAACATTGATTTATTGGTTACATCTACATATCGTGATAACGAAAGCCAGGAGAGCTTGTATGCCCAAGG